AATGGCTGGCCCTGCTGCGTGCGGGCTGAGGCCCGAATAGCCAAGCCGTGACGCTTCATCGCGCCACGTTCCGGGCATGATTTGAGCAATGCCCCGGGCGCCTGCTGGCGAAACGGCCAGCGGGTTGAGGCGGGACTCTTGATAAAGCTGGGCTTTCCACCAACGCCAATCCCAGCCGGGCAGGAACAGTTCGGCGGCTTTTTTTATGTCTGAGTCGTAGCGGTCGGTTCCGAGCGGGCCGGCAGTGGCTGCCCCGGTAAACGCGAGCACCAGACAAAGCAGCAGTGTCGATCGCATCACGAATACACCTGGCCGAGCAGCACGCACAATCCCACGATGCACAGGCCGAGCAACTGCGCGCAGGCGCGCGGATCGCGCAGCACCAGGTCAACGGCGACGCGCAGCTCATGGTGGGTGACGCCCCAACGCCGCAGCGCGAATGCAATCGTCCATACGAGACTGAGCACGGCAAGCGGTACCACAACCAGGGTGGCTATGATGGACAGGGCGACGGCTTGTAGGGTGTCGATGCTCATGGTGACCTCTTGCGGCTACGGGATGGGTATTGATCGACCAGGCTGGCAATGGCGTGGCCGAGCGGGTCGAGGCGATCAGCAAGAATTGCGCGCATTTCGGTCTTCGTTGGGTACTCGCCGAAGCGGTTTGCGGTGTCGATCTTGTGTTCGGCTATCAATTCGCGCGCCACACGGGCGTCGCTTCTCGCTTTTTCAATCTCGGTAGCGATGGCGCGGGCGTGCTCGCTGATTGCGCGTGATCGGTGCTCGCGCTCGCTGCTGACAGCGCTGGCTATGCTGAGCTCTTGCTTACCCAGCGCGCGTGTGAGCCACCACGCTGCGATAATGAGCTGGCCAATCAGGGCGATGGCAAGGGAGCCCAGCATTATCCAGTTGTTGGCTACCGCGGTTTCCATGCTCAATCCCAAAGTTGAATCACGTCTGTTTCGGTGGTTTGTGCCGGCGCGTCAGGTAGGTCGAGTGGCGTGCCGTGCGGCAACATGGGGCCGAGAGCGGCGATTCCGGGGTTCGCTTCAAGTACGGATTCGGTGATGTCACCGGTGCGGCCAAGCTCGCGGTAGCAAATGGCGTCAACGGTGTCGCGCTGGCGTGCGTAGACGCGCATCAGATCAGCTCTACGGTGCTATGCGGCAGGCCAAGAATGTCGCGCACGGCCCAACGGGCGTTGCGGCGCTGTTCGTCGATGCCGGGGTCAAGGTCGTCGGCGCGCTTGTTGCCGGTTGCCGTGGTGTCAACGTCACGGTAGCGCTCGGTGAGGTCGGCCTTCACCGTGCTGTATACGGCACGTCTGTACAGCATTACCAAGCGAGATTCGCCGCCGATGCTTGCGGCCGGAACCTCTGCCAATGTGGCGTAACCAGCAGTCTGGGATTTGGTTCTGTAGGATGACAGCTCGCGATTGCAGGCATCCATGGCGTATACCGCTGCTTCGCTGAGCCGCTCGATGGTGATTTCGCCAGGCAGACGCACTGCTGCGCGCAGGTTGTCGATGTCAATGTCCGGGAAAAAGCCATCGTTGACAAGCAGGCCTTCGGGCGTTGCGGGTGCAGGGACTTGGGCAACGAATCCGGCCATGGCTCTCTATCCGTGCCAGCAAAACGGCGGTGGGGGCGGCGCTGGCGCGGGTTACAGGTCCGATCCAGAGCCGCCCGCCGCCGAGCGCCGGGGGGCGTTTGGTCAGCCGGTGGTACCGGCCTTTTTGATGGTACGTTCGATTCGCTCGATGTCCTTCTTTGCACCGACACGATCATTCAGCGCGAGCGCACGGTTGAGGTGTTCCAGCGCGACCTGCGGGGCTGTGGATTCGAGCGCGAGTCCGATCGCTTTGTTCAGCTTGGCGCGCACTTCGTCTGGCATGTCGTGGTCGGCGGTGAGATCGGAAAGTTCCGAAAGCACGTCGCCGCCGACTGCGCCGCCCGGCGCCAGCGCGGCGTCAGCGATCTCTTCGGCAACCAGCGTGGCGGCATCGCGCTTGTACTGATCGGGCATGGTGAGCCCATGCTTGAGCGCATAGGCGGCAATCAGCGTGGCAGTGGTGTAGTCGCCGACGTCAATCGCCCATACCATGATGGTCATCAGCACGTCATCCTGCCGCCCGCTGTCGCCTTCCAGCGCCCCGGAAACCCATGCTGTGTATTCCGGCAACATCTTGCGCTTGGCTTCGGCCTTGCGCTCGATGGACTGGATGCCATGCAGCACACGCCGATGCTCGGCGAGCTGCGCGAGCATCAACTCATACTGGTTTGAGTAGGCTGGCGGCACTGACGCTGACGGGTCATTGGCGCCTGCGGCGGCTGCAATCGTGCGCTGATAGTGTCTGCGGGCGATGGTCATCGTTACACCAGCACGATGTTTTCGATCAGGCACCCGGCGCCAAAGTCCTCAATGACATAGGCATCATTCGACGACTCGTAGTTCTCGATACGATCGCGTTTGGCGTTGTCGATGATGGTCCTGCGCCGTGCGCCTTCTTGGGTGTAGATCGACAGGTTGTCGAGGCGCGTGACCAGGATTTTCCCGTCCGGCATGAACGGCACCGATACGGCCTGCATGCCGCCGAGGCGGTTCTGGCTGATGATCATGTCAGCGGCCAACTTTTCGGTTGGCGCGAGCTGGTTCAGCAATGGCAGGTACTTGTCGGTCAGCAGATTGCGGCCGACGACGGCAACAAGGTTGGTATCGCCGCGGAACCACGGGTCGATGAGGTTGTTGACCGCGTCGAATACCAGCGCGTCCATGTTTTGGTAATCGCCACCGGCGCCGACGTTGATGGTGTTTGCGCCAACGCTCGGGCCATCGGACAGCACGCGAGACGGTGCTTCGGTGCGGTATTTCTGCAACCAGCCGATGTTGACATCCTGCAACAGCGGGTTGGCAACCAGGTCGGACGTGGCGGCGCGGATCGTGCCGTTGAAGCCCATCAGGATGCGATCGAGCGCCTGGCGGCGCAGGATTGCATCGCGGACAAGTATCTGGAAGTTCGGGAACTTTGCCCACTGGTCGAGCATCGCATAGGTGATGTGCGTGTCGTAGTTGGTCTGGGTGCAGATGTACGTGCTGCCGGTGGTGTCGGTCGGGCTTTTGGTAGTGCGGTCGGCCAGCGTGGTGTTGGCGGTGCTGGCGATCGGGCCGCCGACGCCAAGGCCGACTTTTTCGCCCTGCTGATCGGTAACGCTGATGATGTTGATGCGGCTGAGGAAGTCGCTGGACTCCTGAATCTTGGCTTCCAGCGTCTGCTGTACCGTCGGATCAACGGCGAACTTTTCGACGGCGGACGGAACGCCATTGAGCAGCGCCACCTGGGCGAGAAAGGCGTTGTAGGCGAGGCGAGTCTGAGTGCGCATTGCGGTGCTCCGGGGTCAGGGGTGGTCAATCAGCAGTCGGTTACCGCAGCCCCGTTGCCGCCGGGTGAGGCTTGCCTCTGGCGGTGACTGGGGTCTGCGGTGTTGTCGATCTTTTCCGACACCGCGTTGATTTTGGCGATGGCGGTGGCGAGCTCCCCCTGGAGCTTGGTGATTTGGGTTTGCAGTTCGGTGAACGTGGCGGCGGTTGCCGCATGCTCTTCGACGGTGTGTCTGGCAATGGCTTCGACTGCCATGGCGGCGTCGGCAAAACGTTGGTCGGCGCTGGCATCTTTTCGCACGAACATGGCGGTAATCCTGTCGAGCAATGATGCGCCGGCATCGGCGCCGGTTTCATCCTCGAACTCGATGTTTGCCTCGGCTGCGGCGGTGAACAGGTTCGCCGAACTCTGCTTGCGAGCTGTGAACGGGTTGGCGTCCGGGTGCTGTGCAGCAAACGCGAGCACTTCAGTCCCGAGGCTTGCCGGCGAATCGGTGACGCCGAGGCCCACCATGTACGCATCGTCGCCTCCAGCGAATCGGGTGGCCACCTCAACGCTGGTAAAAATCTTCTGCTTTGCCTTGGTCATTGCGACCAAGTCGGGGGTGGGTTCGATTTGGGCAAACAGCCCAAGCAGCTTCTTGCCATCGATCTCGACTTCTTCGGCTTTCAGCGCGAGTACATCGCCATATGCCTTGAAAGGGCCGTCCGGCAGGATGCCTCGAATGTGCTCAAGGAAAATCCGCGCGCCGTACTTCGCGCGGTTGTAGGTACGTGCCATCTGCTCGATGGTGCTGCGCTCGATGACGCGACCGTCGGTGGTGGCGCCCTCAAGCGCGACGCGGAAGAATTTTGATTTCATGGCCCTGCCTGCGTTGGTGGCTGATCGTTCGGTAGTGATGCTGGTGCCCTAGCGCCTCGCGATCAACGCCGATGCGCTGTGTATTGTCAATCTACAGCCGGCGCCGCTTTGCGGTGCGCGTTGGGGCAATAGGCTGTGCGCATGCCATCCGCTATCGCCATCACCAATTCCGACGTTGATCTCCGCCGCGCTGCGCGCGCGCTTTACTGGATGCAGTGGCGGGTTACCGATATCGCCGAGCACATTGGGGTTCCGCGCACAACCATAGAGAGCTGGAAAGGCCGTGGAAAGTGGGATAGCTACCCGGCCATCGTGCGGATTGAATCGTGCCTTGAGGCGCGCATGGTGGCCCTGGTCAACAAGGACCCAAAGAACGGCAGCGACTACAAGGAAATTGACTTGCTAGGCAGGCAGATTGAGCGCCTGGCACGGGTAAGACGATATGAGCAGCCGGGCGGCCATGAGGGCGACCTGAACCCAAACATCGAGGCCAGAAACGCGGGGCCGAAGCGCAGGCCTGCGCGCAATGCGATCAGCGATGCGCAACAAGCGAAGCTGATCGAGGTATTCGAGAATTCGCTGTTTGGCTATCAGCGGGTGTGGCGCAAGGCCGGTCTGAGTGAGCGGATCCGCAACATCCTCAAGAGCCGGCAGATTGGCGCGACGTGGTACTTCGCTCGCGAGGCGCTGGTGGATGCGTTGGAGACCGGGCGCAATGAGATTTTCATCAGCGCCAGCAAGGCGCAGGCTCACGTGTTCAAGCAGTACATCCAGCAGTTCGCGGCCGAAGCCGACGTGGAGCTGACGGGCGACCCGATCGTTCTCCCGAATCAGGCGACGCTGTACTTCCTTGGCACGAACTCGCGCACGGCGCAGAGCTATCACGGAAACCTGCTGTTCGACGAATACTTTTGGGTGTACCAGTTCCAGCAGTTGCGCAAGGTTGCCAGTGGCATGGCAATACACAAGAAGTGGCGCCAGACCTACTTTTCCACGCCGTCGGCGATCACGCACGACGCTTACCCGTTCTGGGCTGGGCAGCTCTACAACCGGGGACGGCCGAAGGGCGAGCGCGTCGACATTGATGTGAGCCATGAGGCGCTGAAAAACGGTATGCGATGCGCGGACGGGCAGTGGCGTCAGATCGTGACTGTCGAAGACGCGATGGCCGGCGGCTGCGATCTGTTCGACCTCGATCAGTTGCGGCTGGAGTACAGCGCCGACGAATGGATGAACTTGCTCATGTGCATGTTCATCGACGATACCGACGCGGTGTTCGGGCTGTCGATGCTGCAGCGGTGCTGTGTGGATTCATGGGTGGAGTGGGAGGACTACAAGCCGTTCGCGCTGCGGCCGCTTGGGGATCGTCCGGCTTGGATCGGATACGACCCGAACGGGGAAAGCGTGAAGGGCGACACGGCGGGGTGCGTGGTGCTGGCGCCGCCCGCCGTGCCCGGCGGGAAGTTCCGGGTGATCGAGCGGCACCGGTGGCCAGGGCAGGACTTCGCGGCACAGGCCGAAGCAATCCGCAAGATCACGCTGCGCTACAACGTGCAGCACATCGGGATCGATACAACAGGGCTCGGCTCCGCCGTGGCGCAACTGGTCCGCGACTTCTTCCCGGGCGTGCGATCGATCCGATACACGCCGGAAAGCAAGTCGATGCTGGTGCTGAAGGCGCTGGACGTGATCAGCAGCGGAAGGATGGAGTTCGACGCCGGCTGGCGTGATCTGGCCCAAGCGTTCATGTCGATTCGGCGCACCACTACTGAGAGCGGGCGGCTGGTGACCTATCGCGCCGGGCGATCCGAAGAAACGAGCCACGCGGATATCGCGTGGGCAACGATGCACGCGCTCGCTTTCGAGCCCCTCGCAGGCGCAAACAGCCGGAATACCGGCATCATGGAGATCAGCGGATGAGCAAGCGCAATCGGCAGCAGCACGCGGCGGTTGCCGCGCAGAAGTCGGCCGCAGTGACGACGGCGAAGCCTGCAGGCATCGAGGCATTCACGTTCGGCGACCCAACGCCCGTGCTGGACAGGCGCGAGATCATGGACTACGCCGAATCGACGTGGAACGGTAGGTGGTATGAGCCGCCGGTCAGCATGTCCGGGCTGGCCAGCACGTTCCGCGCAAGCCCGCACCACAGCTCTGCGATCTACATCAAGCGCAACCTGCTGGCGAGCCTGTTCATCCCGCACCGGTTGCTGAGCCTGGATGCGTTCACGCGACTGGCGCAGGATTTTTTGGTGTTCGGAAATGCCTACCTCGAACGCATCAACAACATTGGTCGCCAACCTCTGCGACTCGACCCAACACTGGCAAAGCTCACGCGCCGTGGCAAGGATGGCCGGTTCTTCCACGTTGAGCAGTGGGGGCAGGAACATGAGTTCACACCCGGGTCGGTATTCCAACTCGCCGAGCCGGACATCAATCAGGAAATCTACGGCGTGCCTGAGTACCTGAGCGCGCTGCAGTCGGCCCTACTCAACGAGTCGGCCACCTTGTTCCGGCGCCGCTACTACCTCAACGGCAGCCATGCCGGATTCATCTTGTACGTCAGCGACCCGGCGCAGAGTGAGGCCGACATCGATGCGCTGCGGGCTGCGCTCAAGGCATCGAAAGGCCCTGGGAACTTCCGCAACCTGTTCCTCTACTCTCCCAACGGCAAGAAGGATGGCGTGCAGTTAATCCCGGTCAGCGAGGTGGCGGCCAAGGATGAGTTCCTCGGCATCAAGGATGCATCGCGGGACGACGTGCTCGCTGCGCACCGCGTCCCCCCGCAACTGCTTGGCATCGTCCCAAAGAATACGGGCGGCTTCGGCGACATCGAGAAGGCCGCGGCTGTGTTCATCCGTAACGAGATCATCCCACTGACAACCCGGTTTGCCGGCATCAACGCGTGGGTGGGCGAGGATGTGATCCGGTTCGCGCTACCGCCACAGCCGCCTGCATAGCCGGCCACCGCCACGTCTCGCCACAAAGGCCGCCCCAGGGCGGCCTTTTTCGTGCCTGCGCGCCGAGCTGGCGGGCAGGTGGCCGACCCCGCCCGGCACTGTGCGCGCGCCGTCGTCCCCCCTCCACGCC